GCGAGCTTGCTTGGCTATCCGGTGATCGAGGCCGAGGACATGCCCGACATCGCAGCCAACAGCCTGTCGGTCGCATTCGGCAATTTCCGGGCCGGCTATGTGATCGCCGAGCGTAACGCGACGACGATCCTGCGCGACCCCTACACGCACAAGCCGTACGTGCACTTTTACGCGACCAAGCGGATCGGCGGCCAGGTCGTGAACTCGGAAGCGATCAAGCTTCTGAAGTTCGCCTGACGTCGGAGGGGGTCTGCGAACCCCTGACGCGGGCCCCCTTTTATTCCCTCACCTCCCGCTGCTGCGCAGTGGGCCCTCCCTCTCCCTCAAGGGAGAGGGGATAGTGGACAGGAGCCGCAATGGCGGACTTTGAACCGAAGTTTGTCGATCTCGTGCGCAACACGACGATGACGGTCGGTACCGGCGATTTCACCCTCGGGGCCGCAGTCGCCGGCTACACGAGCATCGCCGCGGCCTGCCAGGTCGGCGACAGCTTTTATTATTCGGCGATCGGCGTCGGCAAACCGGCCGAGCGCGAAGTCGGGCGCGGGACATTGCTGGCGGACGGGATCGTCAGCCGCGATCCCGTGAACGGGGTCAAGACCGACTTCACTGCCGGCATCAAGTCGATTGCGCTGATTGCCGCCGCCGAATGGTTCGACACCGCGCAAGAGCTGGTGGCGAGCGTCACGCCGGCGGGCCGGGCCCTGGTGGCCTCGGCGGACACGGCCGCGGCACGCAACACGCTCGGACTCGGTACAGCGGCGCTCGAGGCGGTGTCGCGATTTCCCATCGCGGTCGCCGACCGCGCAGCGCTTGCCGTCTTCAGCGCGTCATCGACGGCCTTTCTGCGCGAGGCCGGGCGCGAAGGCACATTCGTGTGGGACTCATCGAACCTCTCGGCCAAGGTGACGAGTGACTCTCTGCAGGGCGTCTATGTGGCTCCTGTCTCTGACGCGACAGGCGCTTCGGGGGCCTGGGTTCGCAAGTTCTCCGGTGCGCTGAACGTCAAATGGTTCGGGGCCGTTGGTAATGGCGCGACCGACGACTATCCTGCGATCCAAGGCGCTCTCAACCTGCTGCGTTATACTGGCGGCGAGGTTTTTGTGCCGCCGATCGCTAGTCAATATCGCTGTTCCGCCGGGCTCGTGATCTACGCCGGCACGCATCTCCACGGCGGCATTGCCTTTCAGGATTCGACGGCGGGATCGCATCCGGCTGCCGACATCGGTTCGACCATCCTGTTTGACACCAACGTCCCTGGCCTTCTCGTCAAGTACGTCAATGACGACGACACCAGCGGCGGCCCGATCATTTATCCCGGCGGCCATCACTCGCTAATCGAACGACTAAGGCTCTATAGCGCCAACCAAGGCGCCGCATCGGCGGCCTGTATCGGCATTGAGAGCCGAACGGTCGTCAGTGTTCGTGACGTGATTGTTCAGGGCTTTGGTGGCCACGGCGTCCTCATCCGCGGATCACTGGCCGGAAGCGGCGGCAGCGACGGCGTGGTTTACGGCAACGCGAGCTCCTCAAATCTTTGGCACGTCACTGCCAACGGCAGCGCCGGAGACGGCTTCCACATCGAGGGATCGGATGCAAATTGCTGCGTCCTCAGCAACTGCAAGGGCATCGGAAACCTTGGCTGGGATTTCTACGACAACGCTCTGATCACCAACGTCTATATTGGATGCTTGTCGCACAGCGGCGGCCTCGGATCGTTCAAGTCCGCCCGCTCCAATGTCCCGCACACCTTCATCGGCTGCCACTCGGAGGGCGCGGTTGCCGATCTCAAGCAGGGCTGCACCGTTCTCGGCGGATCGCTGGGACAACCCGGAATGCATTTGGCCGGAAGCCTGGCCCATGTCATGTCGGGCGGAATTTCCTATCGTTACCCGTTCCAGCAGATTTCCGACAGCTACGGCGGTGTTTCGGTAGGGATTACACTTGGCACCAAGAACGCCGATGGGGCCGTTCTCACCCTGGGGCGAGGAGGAAACTACGCCAACTGGAAGCTCCGGGCCGATCCACCGGGGAGCATCGGCGCCTCGTGGGGGTTAAACTACGGGGGATCGTCCGTATGCACGCCGATCTGCTGGCCTGATGGCGACTCTCGCACCGGGCGCGCCTACGCTCCAGAATTTCCGCGCGGCATCTGCATCGGCGATCAGACCAATAACGCCGGGAGCCGGGACAAGCTGATCATCACCGGCACTGCGGCTCCGACGACTGGAACCTGGCAGCAAGGTGACCTCGTCATCAATCGCGCACCAACGGCCGGCGGGACATGGGCATGGGTGTGCACTGCAGGCGGCACCCCCGGCACGTGGAGCGCCCTCACGACGGCCTATTCGACCGGCGCGGGCGGGACCATCATCCAGGCTACCAGCAAGTCAACCGGCGTCACGCTCAACAAGCTATGCGGACAGGTGACGATGAGTGCAGCGGCTTTGGCCGCGGCTGCGATTGTCGAGTTCACCGTTACCAACAGTCAGGTTGCGGCGACTGACACGATCAATCTCAACCTTGCCAGCGGCGCGGCGACGTCGACAGCCTATCGCTATTGGGTCAGCGGCGTGGCGGCGGGATCGTTCAAGGTCTCTGTCGAGAACCGCTCGGGCGGATCCTTGAGCGAGGCGCTGGTCCTCAACTTTGCGGTGGTGAAGGCGGTGAGCGCGTGAGCATCGCCTTACACTCGATCGGCGAAGCCGCACTTGCCAACCAAAGCGGTTCCACGTCCAGCGCCGGCAAACCGCCTCCCGGTCGCAGGACTGTCGCCAGGGCCGATCCGGCGACTCGGCCCGAGCCTCGCTGAGCCGCAACGAGCAAAGGATTCGCAATGACGCTTCTGCTCAAGGACCCTGAAGCGGTCCTCGATTACATGATCGACTGGGGCGCCGAATATCTCGGCGACGACCAACTCGCGCAGAGTGAATGGTCGGTAAGCCCGGATGAAGATGCGGGCGTGGCCGTCGCCGACAGCTATTTCGACGCAACCAGCGCCACCGTCAAAGCAAGCGGCGGCCGAGCAGGCGGCATCTACCGCCTGATCAATCGGGTCGTGACGCAATCCGGCCGGATCGACGATCGCTCGATCGTCCTTCGCGTGGAGAAACGGTGATGGCGCAGGATGGACTGGCGCAGCCGATCGTCACGCTGAGCGAGGCGCAAGCTTATGTCCGCATCGAGACGGGTGAGGAAGAAGCGGTGCTCGCGGGCCTGATTCGTAGCGCGAGCGGGCTGTGCGAAGCCTTCATCAACCAGGTGGTGATTGCCCGCGCCTTCACGCTCGACCTTCCGGCGAACGGTTCGTGGGAGCGGTTGGCGCTGACACCGGTGCGGACGATTGGCGAGGTCGACGCAATTGATCCGACCGGCATCGCGACGCCGCTTGAGACGGGCAGCTACGCGCTCGATGTGGATTCGTCGGGCGACGGTTGGGTGCGGGTCAGCCAGGCTGGGAACGCGACCCGCATTCGGGTCAGCGGGACGGCGGGCATGGCCGATGACGAGAATGGAGTTCCCGAGCCGGTGCGCCAGGGCGTTCTGCGGCTAGTCGCGCATCTATTCACGGCGCGCGACGGCGAGGGTGGCGAGCCCCCCGCAGCGGTGACCGCGCTGTGGCGGCCCTATCGCCGAATGAGGCTGTCATGAACGAATTTGCGGGAACGCTGTGCGAACGGTTGATCATCGAGCGCCCGGTTTCGGTGCGTAATGCGATGGGCCTGCGCGAGCCAGGCTGGGAAGAAGTCTGCCGCTGCCTTGGGAGCGTGGCGCCCGACGGCGTGGGTACGGAGAACGAAGCGCAAGCGCTGAGCGCCATGTCCCGTTACCGCGTTACGATCCGGCGGCGGGGCGGCATCGCGATCGAACAGCGCATCCGTTGGGGCGGCCGAACGCTGATGGTGCGACAGCTGCTCGACGATCCGCGAACCAAGGACCGTATCGTGATGCGTTGCGAGGAGTTGCGGGGATGATCGGAGATTGGCTCGGCCGCGGCGAACGGCTTGCGCGGGATCGACAGCAGCAGAAGATCAGCGAGATTGCGGCGGAATTGCGCGCGATCTTGGGAAGCTCCTCGGTCGAGGTCGAGGAAGCGCGCGTGCTGGTGCGCGGGCGCGGAATCATCAAGCGCTGGCTGGTCGATCCGAGCCTGCGCTTCCTTGGCGGTGGACTGAAGTGAGCGCCGGCGGCGCGCTGCAGAGCGCAATTGCAGCAATCCTTAGCGGAATTGCGGAGTTGACCGGCGTATTTGACGGGCCACCGGCGCGCGCGGCTTATCCTTATGTCGCGCTCGACGCGACGACCACCAGTGACTGGAGTCACAAGAGCGGCGAGGGGCGCGAGGTGCTCGTCGCGATCACGCTGTGGGATGACCAGCCGGCGCGGCTGCACGGCCTTGCCGACCAGATCGAGAGTATGTTGGCGGGTCTAGCGTCGGTCGACGGCTGGCAGCTGGTGACCATGCGCCTGGTGCGGCGGCGGGTCGTGCGCGACGTCGCCGGACCGTGGGCCGCAGCGGTGGATTTCCGAGCGCGCATGCTGGCGACTTGAACGTGCGGCCGCGGGGCTAAAAGCGCGAGAACGACCAAATGGGAGGAGAAGAATATGGCGGCGGAACGCGGCAGCGCATTCCTGCTCAAGATCGGCGATAGTGCGCCAACGCCGACTTATGCCACCGTTGCGGGGCTCAAGACGACGCAACTCTCGATCAACGGCGACGCCGTGGCGATCACCAACAAGGGTAGCGGCGGGTGGCGCGAGCTGTTGTCGGGCGCGGGCGTTCGATCGGTTTCCGTCGCGGCGAGCGGAATTTTCACCGGCAGCGCGGCCGAGGCGCAGGTCAAGGGCCTTGCCTTGTCGGGCGCGCTGGAGAGCTATGAGCTCAGCTTCGAGAGCGGGGACCGGATGCGCGGCAAGTTCCTGGTCACCCGGCTCGAATACGCCGGGGATTTCAACGGCGAACGCAATTACACGCTGGCGCTCGAGAGTTCGGGCGAGGTGGCTCCGCTGTGAACCAGGCGAACTCTTATCGCGGTGAGGCCAGCCTTGAGGTCGGCGGCGAGCGACTTCTGCTGCGCCCGACTTTCGGCGCCTTGGTGGCAGCAGAGGAGGAACTTGGATCCCTGTTCGAGATGGTTGAGCGGGCGGCCGAAGGCCAATTGCGGCTGCAACAGATCGTGATCCTGTTCGATCACTTATCGCGCGGGCGCCCGGAGGGCCTGACTCGAGAGCGGATCGGCGAAGCGGTTGTCGAAAAGGGGCTCGCAGGTGTGGCCCCGACCCTCAAACTCGTGCTGTCCCAAATCCTGCAGGGACGATGATGCGGCGCTTCGGCGAGTCGGCGGCGCAGTTGAGCAGAATCGCAAGCCTGGTGCTCGGCTGGCGGCCCGATCAATTTTGGAATTCGACGCCGAAGGAACTCGCTTCGGTACTGGAGGCGCCGGTGGGGGGTGAAGTGCCGGATCCCGCGACCATCGAGGCGCTGCGGCGCCAGTTCCCGGACCAATAGAGGCCAAAAAAATGGATGAAGAAATCGAGCGGCTGGTCGTCAGCGTGCGCGCTGATACCGCGGGCTTCGCGCGCGACGTGGCGACGATGCGGGGCGAGCTCGAAGGGCCGTTGGCAACCGGTGCCGGCCGCGCCGGACGCATGATCGATAGCGCGCTCGCGCGAGCGATCGTCAACGGCAAGACAGGGTTTGACGATCTCAAGCATATTGCCTTGGCGGCTATGGCCGACATCGCCCAAGCGTCGCTTCGGGCATTATTCCGTTCATCCGAGGGAGGAAGCCTTGGAGCAGGGCTGCTGAACGGACTCAGCGGTATTGTGACCTCATTGATCGGAGTCCCCGGCAGGGCGACAGGCGGGCCGGTTAGCGCAGGCCGCGGCTACCTGGTTGGTGAAAACGGACCGGAATTCTTTGTCCCGTCGAGCGGCGGACGGATCGAGCGTGCAGGCGCGGGCGCCCGCGACGTGCGAGTTGCGATCGCCATCCAGGCGCCGTCGCCTTCGGACCCGCAGGTGCTTCGGCAATCAAGCCGCCAAGTCGCGCGCGCGGTGCGGTCGGCGCTGATGGAGCGGCGATGAATCATTGGTTCACGCGGCCCGACGCCAGGATCGTGCGGACGCACGTTAAGCGGTTTGACCCGCTTCACTGGACGGTCGACTTCCCGCGGGGAACCATCGCCAGCATCGTCACCGCGGCGGACGGACATGGGCTGACCGTATTCGCGGAATTCCTGCGCGAAGGCGACCTCGTCGGCCTGATTTACGATAGCGAGGACCGGTTCGCGCACCCCGCCCATGCACGCGAGACGAGCAAGGACTTTTCGCATTGTCGGCTGAGTCTCCACTGGCGCTCGAGCGGCGTCATCGCGCTTGACGCAATCAATGGGCCGACGCTGACCATCGAAGGTCACGCGCAGGATGGCAGCCCGCGCTCATGGTTTGTCCGCCTTTGGAATTACGCGACTGGAACGCCGGACGACGCGGATGTCTCGCTCGATTTCGACGCGCTCGACGGTGGCTTCAGCCTGCCGGCGGACGCTGACCGAGTCGATCCGACGCGGATCGACCGTATGTTCATCAGCCTGGTCGCGCCGGGATATGTCGCGGGGTCGCAGGCGCTGTTCGCCGCGCCGATCGAGGGCAGCGTGACGATTAGCGGCATTCGCTGCGACGGGTCCGGAAGCGTGCTTGCGATCAATGACGCGGTTACTCCGGAGCATGCCCTCCGCATCGCGACGGCTTACGACGACATGTACAATTTGCCGCCGGAGCGAGTGGTCCAGGCGATTGAGCGGCTGGGGTTTCGCGGCGTCATCAGTCACTATGTCGGGATGAGCCATTACTTCGGGCTCAACGGTGGCGGCTTGCTCGATCCGTCCCGGCCGATGAACAGCGCGGCGCTGGCTTGGCACCTCGACTTAGCGCGGGCCGCGAAAGCACGCGGCTACGAAGTCATCTGGTCGCTCTCTTACGAGATCCTCGACATGTTCTGCCCGGTCGGTTGGAAGCAGCGCAGCTACGATGGATCCGTCGCGTTGACCGGATGGGACCCGCCGTCCGCGCTGGTGTCCCCGGCGAACGATGCGGCGATTGAATTCCTGTCGACGGTCGCCACGCAATTGGCGGAGATCGCGGAGGAGGCCGGGCTTCGGCCGCAGGTGCAGATCGGGGAGCCCTGGTGGTGGGTCATGCCGACCGGGACGATTTGCCTTTACGATGACGCAGCGAATGCGGCGCTTGGCGGGAACCCCGTCGAGATTAGTAACGTCCGCGCGCCTTTGAATGCGAGCCAGCTTGCATTGCTCGATCAAGCCGGAGCGCTGCTTTCTGCATCGACAGCGACGATCGCGGCGGCGGTAAAGCAGGCGGCTCCGGACGCCCGAACGCTGCTGCTCGCCTATCTGCCGACCGTGCTCGATCCCGAAGCGCCGGAGTTACGCCGGGCGAACCTGCCGATCGGTTGGGCGCGGCCGGCGTTCGATGTGCTGCAAAGCGAGGATTACGACTGGGTCACGAGTGAGCGCGACGGCCTTCGCGCCGCAGCCTACGCCGAGATCGATGCCCGGCTCGGTTACGCGCGATCCGAGCAGCATTATTTTTCGGGTTTCGTCGCCAGCATTGAAGGCCGCGCTCAGTGGACGTCGATCCTATCCTCGGCGGTCGAGGCGGTGAAGCGCGGCTGCGCGGAAGTTTTCTTGTGGGCGCTGCCGCAGGTGCTCCGCGATGGACTGACTTTGTTTGGAGAGGAGCCGACAGTGACGTCGTTCGATGACGTTTTGTTCCCGATCGAAATCGGCCAGGAAGCGAGCGTCGCACCCAGCTTTTCGACAAATATCGTGACGAGTGCGAGTGGCTACGAATCGCGAAACGTGAATTGGGCGCAAGCGCGGCTCCGGCTCGACGCTGGCCCCGGCGTGCGGGGGGATTCAGAGCTTGAAACGTTGCTTGCATTCTTCAGGGCGCGACGCGGGCCGGCGGTCGGATTCCGATTCCGCGATCCCTACGATAACAGCTCCAACGGGATGACCGGCCAACCCGGCGCCACCGATCAGGCGATTGGCATCGGCGACGGCACCACCGATCGGTTCAAGCTGGTGAAGAATTACGGCTTGGGCGAGCAGCGGCGGATCACGAGGCCAGTATCCGGGAGTGTGAGCGTAGCCGTCAACGGAACTGAACTCATCAGTGGCTGGACGCTGGAAGATAAGGGGGTCGTGCAATTCGCCAGCGCGCCGGCGCCGGACGCCGCGATTACCGCTGGCTTTCAGTTCGATACGCCGGTGCGGTTCGCGGAGGATCGAATCGAGATCAATCGATCGACATTCCTTGCCGGTGAGGCGCCTTCCGTGCCGCTGATCGAGGTACGTGAGGACTAAGTCGTGGGGATTGCGGACGGTGTTTTGACCAGCCTCGCTTTATGTTGGCGAATGGAGCGGTCGGATGGCGCGGGAATTGCGCTGACAAGTCACGACCAGCCCCTCACGATCGATGCAGTCCGTTACCAACCGGCACCGGGAATGAAGCCGGCCGCGGTGACGCGCACGCTTGGGCTCGAGCCTCACGCCGGCGAAGTGGCCGGCGCACTGAGCAGCGACGCCTTGGTCCAAGCGGATTTGGCGGCGGGTCGTTGGGACGCGGCTCAGATTCGGCTGAGCGCGATCGATTGGAATGAACCAAGCGAAACGGCAATCGATCTGCTCGCTGGTGAAATCGGCAGCGTTTCGATCGACGACGAGGCCTTCACAGCCGATCTGAGCGGCGCTGCCGCGCGGCTTGATGAGCCAGTTTGCCCGGCGACATCACCAGAATGCCGCGCGAGGTTCGGCGACAAACTGTGTCGGGTCGACCTTGCGGGCCGAAGCATTCGCGCCAAGCTCGTCAGCGCCGGCGACGGCGACATCGAGCTCGATTTACCGGTTGATGAGCGTTTCATTCTCGGCCGCCTTCTTTTTCTGAGTGGCCCCAATTGCGGGCTTGCAAGCGTCATCCTGGCGGCGAACGGAACGACGATCCAAGTGCGGGATCGCCCTCGAGCCCCGATCACCGCGGACACCGTCGTCGAGCTTCGCGAAGGGTGTGACAAGAGATTTGGAACCTGCGTTTCGCGCTTCGCCAACGCAGAGAATTTTCGCGGTGAACCGCATTTGCCCGGCAGTGATCTGCTGACCCGCTATCCCGGAGCCTGATAATGACGACGAACGACTTTGCCGAGCGCGCATGCGCGCTCGTCGGGACGCGCTTTCGTGCCCAGGGCCGCGGGGAGCATGGACTCGATTGCGTCGGCGTTGCGCTCGCCGCCTTTTCGATCGACCCGGCCACCATAAGATCCGATTATGCTCTGCGAGGAAATTGCCTCAACGACCTCCAATCGGCGCTCAGGCCGCATTTTCGCAAAGTGTCCAAAACGCAGTTGCGCTCCGGGGACTTGATGCTGATGGTTGCCGGCGAGCAGCAGCTCCACCTTGGGATTCGGACCGGCCGCGGCTTCGTTCACGCGCATGCCGGTATCCGCCGCGTGGTGGAGACACCGGGGCTTCCAGATTGGCCGTTGGTCGCGGTCTATCGCAAGCGCGGTAGGCGCTGATTTTTGGCGACGCTTGTTCTTAGCACCGTCGGCACCGCCCTCGGTGGACCGATTGGCGGTGCGATCGGCGCCCTGGTTGGTCAATCGTTCGACCAGCAACTCCTTGCCCCGGCGAAGCGGGGTCCGAGGCTCGGCGACCTTGGCGTTCAAACGTCGACTTATGGGACGCAGATTCCGCGCATCTACGGAACGATGCGCGTGGCGGGAAGCGTGATCTGGGCGACCGATCTTGTCGAAAGCGAGCAGACCACCGGCGCGAAGGGTCAGCCGGACCTCACCTACAGCTATTCAGTATCGCTAGCGGTGGCGCTCTCGTCCCGGCGGGTCAAACGGATCAATCGGATTTGGGCCGACGGCAAGCTGCTGCGGGGAGTGGAAGGCGATTTCAAGGTCAACACGATATTCCGCTTCTATGAGAGAAGCGACGATCAGGCGATCGATCCGCTGATCGCGTCCATTGAAGGCATCGCGAACACGCCAGCGTATCGCGGCCTGGCGATGGCAGTGTTCGAGAATCTCGAGCTGGCCGATTTTGGCAATCGGATTCCGTTCATGACGTTCGAAGTTGCCGCCGACGATGGCCCGCTCGATGTTGGCGCAATCCTGTCAGATGCTTCAGGCGGCGCGATTGCGGGCGATAGCGATCAAATCGTCGCAGGTTACGCGGCCTATGGCCCATCGATCAAAGCCGCAGTCGCGCCGTTAGTGGAGGGATTTGGCCTGGAATTGTTCGACGACGGTATGATGCTTCGGGCGCCAGCCCATCGGGACCCGATCGCGATTGATGAGGATCGGCTCGGAAACGACGCGGGCACGGAGAGAAGTTCTCGAATTCGGCGCGAGCAGCTTCCGGTAACGCAACTGCCAGCCATTCTTCGAATGTCCTATTACGACCCGGACCGAGATTATCAGACGGGCGAGGCCCGCGCTTCGGCAGGCGACCAGAGTGGAAACGAGGTCCAGCAAGAATTTCCTGGAGCTCTTACTGCCGGCAGCGCCAAATCATTGGCGGAGCAAATGCTCACCCGCGCGTGGTGGCAGCGGGATCAGATGACCGTTCGACTGGCCCCGGACCAGCTCGGCCTGGAGCCTGGTTCCAGGCTCAAGTTTGCGGCAGCGCCCGAAATCTGGACAGCTGAAGAATGCGTTGTCGATGGATTCGTAGTCGCCGCGAAATTGCGTCCTGCATGGTTGAGCGGCCCCCCGTTGGGCGCCGAGCCTGGGCGGATCATCGCCAATCCCGACATTGTCGAGAGCGCTCCCAGTCTGGCGCTGATCGATGTGCCCGACTTATCGGCGACGGCTGACACGCAACCGAAGATGTACCTCGCCGCTTCCACGGTTACGCCGGGTTGGCGGAGACATCGCGTCGAGATCAGCTTCGGTGGACAATCCCAGACGACGCTCGGTCCTCGGCGCAAGAGTTTCCTTGGGCGCGCTGCGACGATCCTCAACCCATCAAGCTGCGAACTGCTCGACTTCGCCAATAGCGTGGAGGTCGAGCTCATCGACGCGGATCAATGGCTAACGGGTTGCGATGATGACGCGCTGAGCGCGGGTGCAAATCTCGCGTTGCTCGGCAGGGAACTGATTCAATTCGGCAGCGCCGAAGCCACAGGCCCCGGCCGGTTCCGCCTCAGTCGGTTGCTGCGCGGCCGAGGTGGCAGCGAGTGGGCCGCAGACGCCCACAGGATCGACGAGATCTTCTGCCTGCTCATCCGCGACACGCTGCAGGCGATCGACCTGCCCGACTATGCCCGCGGCGCCATGGTGTCGGCCAGTGCGACGGGCTCGGAGGCTTTCGAACTTGTCTATGGGGCGGAATCCCTGCGGCCGCCCGCGCCGGTCCGCCTTTCAGCGACCGGACAATCAAACGGTGACCTTGCAATCGCCTGGGTAAGGCGCAGTCGACGCGGTTGGTCGTGGTGCGATGAAGTCGATGCACCGCTGGGCGAGCGCAGCGAACTCTACGATGTTCTTCTAACCGGTCCCATCGACAGCATTGAGTTCTCGTCCAGCATCCCCAGCCTGATTGCCCCGGCGGCAGCGGTAGCGAGGCTGGGCGCTGGCCAATTGAGCATCAAGGTCCGGCAAGTCGGCGACTTTGGACGTTCCCGGCCGGCGCAGCTCAACATCAGCCTTTGACAGGAGCGACCCATGACCGTCACCCCCAGGCTAGGCCTCGCTCTCCTCAGCGCGGGACAGGCGCAGAAGGAATTCTTTCACAATGAAGCGCTGCACGCGTTGGACCTGCTTGTCGCGGCTGCAGTCGAGGAACCGCCGCGCGCTTCGCCACCCACGTCGCCGGCTTTGGGCGCTACTTATATCGTCGCGACGTCTCCATCCGGCGCTTGGGCTGGATACCGGAATAATGTGGCAGGATTCACCAGCGGGGGGTGGCGCTACTTGCCGCCGTTCGACGGGATGAGCGCCTATCTAAAATCCGACGGTTCCTTTGCCGTTTATCGTGGCGGCACATGGGAGCTGGGCCTGGTGCGCGGCTCAGCCTTCGTGGTGGACGGGCAACAGATCGTCGGGCACCGGGCAGCGGTCATCGGTGACCCAATCGGTGGGAGCACGATCGACACGCAAGCGCGAGCGGCCATCGTTCAACTGCTCGGTGCTCTCCGGCAGCACGGCCTAATTGAAACGTAAAATCTAAAGGGAGATCAAAACTTCGAGATTCAATCGGGGAAAATTGAGGCTTTTGGGCAACAGAAGCGGCTATTCGCAAGCTTGCGCGGCAACCGGCGCTCTCATAATGTGGTGCCCGCGATTCAATTATAGAACGCAGTTGAAAGGGGATTAAT